AAGTCTGCGTTGGCTGCTATCAACTCCGACGCTACTTACGGAGACGGTAGCACCATTCTAGTTGCTCCTGGTGTGTACCGTGAAACGGCACCTTTGGACATCCAAAAGAAAGATGTGTCGATTATCGGTGCATCCATCCGTAACACGATTATTCATCCTACTGAAGCTACTGAAACCAACAGCCTGTTCCGTGTGAACAGTGGTTCGTACCTGTCTAACATGACGGTTACTGGCGTCAAGGCTAGCGGTACCCGTGGTGCTAGCGGTTCTCTGTGGGAAGACGCTACTTATGGTCTGCCGCCTACTCAAGGTTGGAACGTTTCGTTCTACCCTGATGCAATGATCTACAAGTCTCCTTACATCCAGAATTGTACTAACTTCTCGGATAGTGAGATTGACAACGATGATCTTGCATTCTTTGCTGGTACTGAAGACAAGGGTCGCGCTGGTGACCTTGACTCGGCTCCCACTGGTGGTGGCCTGCTAGTCAACGGTGATACCGTTCACGACGACTCTCCGCTGCGTTCGATGGTGGCTGATAGCTACACGCACGTGGGTCTGGATGGTCCTGGTGTCTTTGTTACCAACAACGGTTACACGCAGATTACTTCTAGTTATGCGTTCTTTAACCACTTCCACATCGCTTGTATCAACGGTGGTCAGGCAAACCTTGCAGCTTCGACTACTGACTTCGGTCGGTATTCATTGATTGCAAGCGGTCGTTCTACTTCCGCAATCTTTACTGCAACTGTTAACGGTGCTGCATCTAGCGGTTCTGCCACGTTTGACATTGATAACCTGAGTGCTGGCTCTAACTGGCATGGTTCTGCTACCCGTCCTCAAGACAACATGCTTGTTGACATCGGTGGTAATACCTATCCCGTGCTGAGTGCTACTGCAATTACTGGTGGTTGGCGTGTTGAAATCAGCCGTCCCGATACCGGTGATCGTACTATAAACCTTGGTCTTAACGGTAACGTTGCTGATAACGCTTCTGTTTCGTTCTTCCTTCGTTCTATGGTCGCTTCTAGCGGTCACACGATGGAGTACGTCGGTAGTGGTACTAACTACTCTGCACTGCCTGAGAACGGTGGTGTGCCTAATGACGATAACCAAGTTATTGAACTTAGCAACGGTAAGGTTTGGGCTGCTATCACTGATCACAACGGTACGTTTAAGGTTGGTGATACCTTTGAGGTTAACCAACAGACTGGTTTCGTTAACATTCCAGCAGGTGCATTGTCTGTCAGCAAGCTGCTGGCAAACCTTGACACCAACAATAAGACCATCATCAACAACTCTGGTGACGTAACGATTGACGATACGCTGTCTATGAACAGCAATCGTATTACTAACGTCAGCAATCCTACTAGCGCACAAGATGCTGCTACTAAGGCATACGTTGACGCGCTTGAGTCTGATCTGGAAGGTGGTCAACTTGATAACCTGTACTTCCGTCAGGACACTGGTGAAACCATTGAATCTGGTGATACTTGGTCTAGCAGCGATAGTTCTATTGCAACTACTGCCGCTATCGACGCTCGTATTATTGACCTTGTTGATGATGTTGGTGGCTTTGTTCCCATTACTAATGAAACTAGCTTCCCGACTTCTAACCCGGACATCAACGACGGTGCTGGCACTCTGATCAGCATTAAGGAGATTGGAACTAGCCGCACTCCGTCTAGCGGTACTGTGACCATTGCTAACGGCTCTGGCTCTAACACCGTTACGATTACTGGCTGTGGTACTACTGTCCTTGCGGCTGGTTATGGTGCAATCGTGGAGACTACCTCTACGTTGCATACTTATACGTTCCACCGTTTGACTCCTAAGGCGACTGAGGTTACTACTCTTGCAAGTAACATCAGTGACATTAACACCGTTGCTAGCAATATCTCTGACATTAACACTGTCGAAAACAACATTGCTAAAATCACTACCGTTGCTGATGACCTGAACGAAGCAACGTCTGAGATTGATACTGTTGCAACTAACATCACTAACGTTAACAACGTTGGCAATAACATTGCTGATGTTGAAACTGTTGCCGATAACATTAGTAGTGTTAACTCGGTTGCAAGTGACATCACTAATGTCAACACTGTTGCTGGTTCTATTAGTAACGTCAACACCGTTGCTGGTAGCATCTCTAGTGTTAATAACTTCAGCAACGTTTATCGTATTTCTGCGTCTAACCCAACTACTAGCCTTGATGTTGGTGATCTTGTCTTTAACACCACTGACAATGAACTGCGTGTCTACAACGGTTCTACCTGGCAAGCTGGTGTAACTGCTACCTCTGGTCTTGTTAGTAAGTCTGGTGATACCATGACCGGCAA